CTTGAGGACTACGACGCGCGTGTCGCGTTGCTGCTGTTGACGCAATAAACCGACTCGCCGGATTGCGAGGGCCGGGGCCGCTAGATGCGGCCCTTTTCTTTTGCGAGAGCAAATGACCGACCAAGTGCAGCAACCGGCGGAAGCCGTTGAAGCTCCGGCGCAAGAGCCGGTTGTTGAGAACCAATCGCCTGAGCAGGCGGAACCTGCGGCGGATGCGACGCCGAAGGAACCGGATGCAGCCTCAGAAACACGGAAGGCGCTTCGCGGTGTCCAGAAACGCATCGATGAACTAACCCGGCAAAGGTACGAGGCCGAGGAGCGTGGCAGGCAGGAAGCCGAGCATTGGCGGCGTCAAGCGGCGGAATTGCATGAGCAACTGCAATCCACGCAGCGCGCAAGCCAGCGTCCGACTTTGGAATCGTCAGGCAATGACTTCGAGCGATACGTCGCCGACTCGGCGCGCTATGAAGCTGCGATTGCGGCTCAAACGCAATTGCAGGAGCGCGAGCGGGTTTGGTACGAAACGCAACAGGCGCAGCAACAGCAGGCGATGCGGCAGCAACAGGTGGCCGCGTATCAGCAGGCTGTGCAAGCGCGCGTTTCGGAGGCGACGAAAAAGTTTCCCGACTTCATGGAAGTCGTCACCGCTGCCGAACTGCCTGGAATGCAAGGAACGCCCGCGTTTAACGCGGCGATGGAAAGCGATCACTTCGCGGAGCTTGCCATGTACCTCGGCAAGAACCCCGAGAAGGCGCACCAAATCCTTGCTCTGCCGCCCATCTCCCAGGTCCGAGAAATCGGACGCCTCGAAGCGCGAATTGCCGCCGGGCAAATCACGACAAAGGCACCGCCTCCGCCGGGAACGGTGGGGAGCAATTCGCCCGCAGGCGTCGATCCTCGACGCATGACGGATGACGAATGGCTCGCATGGCGGAACAAGGACATCGCAGCAAAACGCAAAAGGTAAACGATCATGGCTAACAGTCTCAAAACCCTCACCGATGGCGACATCACCCGCGAGGCGCTCCGCATCCTCAAGAACCGCAACGGCATCCTGAAGTCGGTTAACCGTCAGTACGACGACCGCTTCGGCCAGACCGGCGCGAAGAACGGCGGCACCCTGCAAATCCGCCTGCCGAACCGCTACACCGTCGGCACCGGCCGGACCATCTCTCCGCAGGACACGACCGAACTCACGACCGCGCTCGTCGTCGGCACGCAAAAGCACGTTCCGGTGCAGTTCTATAGCTCGGAACTCACGCTTTCGCTGGACGACTTCTCGGATCGCATCCTGAAGCCTGCCATGTCGGTTCTGGCGAGCAACATCGCCAACAGCGTCGCCACGGCTTGCGCCGAAGGGTTCACCAATTCGGTCGGCACGCCGGGCACCACGCCTTCCAGCTTCCTGACCTACGCGCAAGCTGGCGAGCGTCTCGACTGGCAGACCGCGCCGCGCGACAAGCGTTCGATGCTGCTCAACCCGACCGCGATGGCTGCGACTGCCGACGCGCAAAAGGGCCTGTTCCACGCTTCCGAGCAGATCGAAGGCGCGTTCGAGGAAGGCACGATCGAGCGCATGACCGGGTTCAAGTTCGACATGGACCAGTCGCTCGCCACGATCACTCACGGCGCTGGCGCTTCGTACCAGACCAACACGCCGTCGTTTACCTCGGGCAGCACCACGCTCGCGGTTGATGTCGGCACGGGCGCGCTTACCGCCGGTCAGCAGTTCACCATCGCGGGCGTGTTCGAGGTCAACCCGGACACCAAGGCTTCGACCGGGGCGCTCAAGGTGTTCACCGTCAACTCGGCCTATGCGGGCGGCAGCGGCAACATCGCGCTGTCGCAGGCGATCTACACGTCTGGCGCGTACCAGAACGTGTCGGCCGCGCCGCCGGACAACACCGCGCTGACGCTGATTGGTTCGGCTTCGACGGCGTATGTCCGCAACCTGGCGATGCACAAGGATGCGTGCGTGCTGGCGACGGCCGACCTGGAGATGCCGAAGGGCGTCGACATGGCGTACCGGGCCAACATGGACGGCCTGTCGCTTCGTTTCGTCCGCTTCTTCGACGGCACGAATGACAACTTCATCGGCCGCTTCGACATCCTGTACGGCATCAAGGTTGTGCGTCCCGAGTGGGGCGTCGTCGTCTACGGCTAAACACTAGCCTGACGCTCGGGGCGGCTCTCACAAGGGGCCGCCCCTTTCACTTTCGGGAGGGAGAAACATGAGTACGTCCATTCCGCGCGGCAACCTGCTCAAGCTGTTCGCCGTGCAAGTCACCTTTGACCCGGCTGCGGTCGCCACGATCACGACGGCGGAACAAAACGTCACCGTGACTGGCGTCAAGGTTGGCGACATCGTGATCGCAGTCAACAAGCCGACGCTTACCGCTGGCGTTGGCATCGTCAATGCCCGCGTCTCTGCGGCGGATACCGTCTCGGTGCAGTTCGTCAATCCGACCGCTGGCTCGGTTAACCCGGCGTCGGAAACGTACACCTTCGTCATTGCTCGCCCTGAGCCGATGGGGTCCGTGTTCAACGCGTAATCAGCAAAGGCGGGCGCGGGGAAACTCGCGTCCGTTCTCGACATGGAAGCTCTCAACTATCGCGCGGGCGTCACGGCGGACACGCTGGTAAATCGCGGATACACCAAGTATTGGGGTTTCGTCGTGACGACCGCGACAGCGGGCGGCGTGATCGAAATCCGCGACGGACTCACGACCTCGGGGACGCTTGTGCAGTCGATCCCTGCGTCTACCGCTGTTGGCGTCAACATGCTCAACGCGCCGCTTGCGCTGACGAGCGGCCTGTTCGTTGACTTCACCGGCACCGGCACGCTGACCCTGCTCTTTGAAGGCAGCACGCCGTGACGATCAGCACCTATGCCGAGTTGAAGACCGCGATAGCGAACTACAGCGCGCGCGCGGATTTGACCGGCCGGGACGACGAATTCATCGACAACGTAGAGGCGAAGTTCAATCGTCGCCTGCGCTTGCGTCAGATGGAGGCGACCGCTACGGGGAACTTCGTCGCTGGCACCGCAACCATTGCGCTGCCGACCGACTTCCTCGAAGCGCGGTCGTTTACCTATGACGTTGCGACCTCTGCGCCGATCAAGCTGGAGTTCGTTACGCCTGAGCAGGGCGACGCGATGGAGTACGGCACCAATGCCCCGCCGCGATGGTTCACCTACGCGGGCGGCGTGATCCGGCTGTATCCGACGCCCGACCAAGCGTATGCCTACACGCTGCGGCACTACGTCAAGGTTCCAGCCTTGACGAGCATGAACACGACCAACTTCCTGCTTACTGCGTGGCCGGACGCCTACCTCTACGGTTGCTTGGTCGAGGCATGCGCGTTTGCTGGCGATGATCCGCGCCTGCCTATCTGGAAGCAGGGTTTCGAGGAAGCTATCGGCGAGATGAAGCGCGCGGATCGCCTGGAACGCTTTGAGGCTCCGACTGTGCAATTCGATGGCGAGTTGCTGGATAGGCGCTGGGGCTATCGCGTCCTGTCGGATAGCTACTGATGCCGTATAACCCGCTCGTCTACGCGCCGGACCTCGATACGGCGTGGGACACGCTGCCGGGCGGTGTGCAGGCTATGACGAACTTCGTGCCGACGCGGCGCGGCACGCTGGCATCGTGGTCTTGCGATAACCCTATCGCGGCGTATACGTCATCGACGGAGCCGAGGATCGCGGGGATTACGCGCAAGGCGGACGGCTCGGCGCGGTTTTTCATCTTCAACACGCAGTCGATTTACGAGTTCACTTCGACCTCTGCGGCGACGGATCGCTCTAGCACGACGTATTCGGCGTCTACCGTTACTTGGACGTGGGCGCAGTTTGGCGATACGACCATCGCCACGAACCTGCTTAACAACGTCCAATCGTCGTCGTCCGGTGCGTTTGCTGACCTAGCTGGTACTCCCCCGAAGGCGCAGCTTGTCGCGGTGAACCTCGGATTCACGATGCTCGGAAATTACAACGACGGCACAGCGTATCCCGATGGCTGGGCTTGCTCGGACATCGAAGACCCGACCGACTGGACGGTGACGGCGACGAATCAAGCCGAC